CTTTGGACCTGTAGACGATACCGTTACCGCGCGCGTCGCGCCCGAGCCAGAACAGACCATTGTCGAGTTTGGCGACCGAATAGGCGGCGAGGCAACCTATTTCATTAAACGCGCCTTGGATGCGCGCAAGCGGAAAGTCAGGGAGCCCGGCGTTATACCAGACCTCGACAGTGTTGACGCCAAACAGCCAGATTTCTCGATGGTCAACGATCAGCGTGACCAGATTGTCCGGCGAGCCTTCCGCGCTGGCGAAGTCCAGCGCGTCGATGGACAGGCCGTTATAGGCCTCAGTCACCCAGAATTTCTGGCTGTTGGGCTCGTTGAATACAAAATAGCCGTCAATAAACCCGACGCCAATCGCGCCCGGAAAATCCGGGTCCGTGATGTCGCTGAAGAGCGGCGAGAACGTCAGATCCGTCGTCGCCGTGGCTGTAGCGTTGGCCGACAAAACAAAAGTCGTTCCGTCCGTAATACTGGAGACCGTCGTGCTGGCCGGAATGCCCGAGCCCGTGACAGGGAGGCCGACCCAGATAAGAGATGTATCAGCGGTCGTAACAGTGGGCGAACCGTTGGTCGTATTGCAGCTCAGCGTTACGTTGGTGTTGTTGTAGATGTAGCCGTTAGCGCCCGCAGCGATGAATAGCTGCGTGCCGTTATCGACCATGTTGACCGGGCCTGCGCCGGCTACTGTGCCGAGTTCGTGGTAACTCCAATCCGTGTCTACACGGTATAGCTTGGTGCCCGCGACGGCGTAACCATAGTCGCCATACTGCCAAAGCCCCCGCACAGGGCCGGTCGGAAACACGGCGAGCTGACGGAGCCCCGGCGCTCGCTGAAGCCAAGCGGCCTCTTTGCCCCCTTCTGGCACAATCTCAGGATAGAGATTGACCATGCGGCTGTCAGCCGCATTAGGGCTGCGCAGGACATAGCTGGAGCCGAGGACCGGCGTCTTCATGCTTGACCTCCAATATACATGTAGATATACTGCATGTTCATTGAAGGAGACACCTTATGGAAGAATGGCGACCAGTTCTTAATTATGAAGGACTTTACGAAATTAGCAATCTTGGCAACGTGCGCCGCATAGCGCGCGGCAAATTGTTTTCCGCAGATCAAATTGCGGAAGCTAAGCGTCGATTGGCTAATGGGGCCAAATTGAAAGACATTGCGGCGTTTTTGAACACAAGCGTCACCACTGTCATGTCTATTAAGCACGGCAAAACATGGGCGGGGGACGTAAATTATAGGCCCGTAAAAACTGGGCTGCTGAAGCATTATGTTGTCGTTCGGCTGTGCAAAAACGGCGTGTATAGATGCTTGTCTATACATCGTATGCTTTGGGAAGCATTTATTGGCCCTATTCCCGGTCGGCTGGAGATAAACCATAAGAACTTAGACCGAGCCGATAACAGGCTGGAAAATCTTGAGCTTGTTACGCACCAAGAAAATATCCTTCATGCCCATGAGATATACAGTGAAGAACGGCAACATCTTGCTAAAGGACAAAGACGAGGGCCGCGTAGTAAGTATGCTAAAATGCAACATACCTAGTAGTTCCCTGCGTAGATGTTAAAGCGCTGACGTGTGCCGACAATGCTATAAGGCAGCGCCATGATGTCGTCGGGGTTATTGATGCGCTTCAGATTGCGCTTGCTATACATAGCAATCCGCTGCACCTGCGCGGAAGGTTCGACGCCGAACTCCGGCGCGATCTCGCACGCAAGATTATAGCGGAACGCCCGCAGGTAGCCCGGCGGGAATGTCAGCGTCGTAGCCAATTGGGCAGGCTGGGTCAGCTTCTCAACCGAAATGAAATGCCACTCCAATAGCCGCAGGGGTCTTGGGTAGATATACATTTCAATGTCGGGGAACGTATTGTTGACAAAAATAACCTGCGGATAGGTGCTGGTCACGGTCTTGACAGCAATGCCGTTATACTGCTGCTGATTGATGAACTTTATGCCGTAGGAGACGTTGGTCTGCGGGTCTCGAAAATAGGTCGAATCATCCAGCAGAACCGGGCGCTCACCTACGAAATTTCCGGTCGGGCCAAGCGTGCGGAACAGCTCGCCCGACGGCCAGTTAAAAACTTGGTCCTGTGTCGAAAATACCGACAGCCGCTCGGTGTTCCACGAGTCTATCATCTGATTCAGCGCGGTCAGCGCGTCCTGCGAGGTCTCGGCTGAGGGCGTTTCGCCCTCTGCGAGGACGCCCAACAGTCTCAGCGCCCCGTTGATCTGATCGCCCGCTGTCGTCGTCATCTGGATCGAACCTTTCCCAGCCGTTCTCTTCGTCGTAGGCGGCTTCCAAATCCATGGTAGCGACCTTCACCCCGTGCTTGGGGTGCCGCAGGTAAATTACAGCCATTTTACACCTATGGTAAGGGCCGAGCGGCCCGTAGGCCGCTCGTAAGATTGATTTAGGTGAGAACGGGGAATTCCCATTTGCCGCCCACCGAAGTGAACAGCTTACCTGCGCCCGTGGCGTTGGTCGTCGTGGCCAGCGAGCCCGCCGGAGCGGTCGTGGTCGTCGACCCCGCCGTGATGGCCGTGGTCAGGAAGTAGAGTCCGGCCGTCGCATTCGCGATAACCGGGCCGCTCGTCGCCGTGGACGTGAACGTGCCGGAGGCCGTCGCCGTCGTTAGTGTCGAGCCAGAGATGGTAGCGCCCGTGATCGTCGTGCCGGAGACAAGCTCCGGATCCGAGAACGCGACGCCTACCGCTTTGGTATTAGGCATAGAGCCCTCCTTAGCCGATACGATAGATCGTGTAGGCGGACGTGCCCGTGCGACGGAAACGGAAAATCGCCGAAGACGCATTTGCCGCAGCAGCGCCGTCCACAACAACCGCGTTACCAACGATGGTGTTGCCAGCGCCCGCGCCAAACGTCACGTCATTCTGGGCCGCGTCACCAAGGTTGATGACAACGACATCGAACGCCGAGTTCGTCTTGATGCTCGGGAACGCCGCGTCGATCAGCGCGCCCGTCGGGAACGTGTAAGTGCCCGCGTCCGTGCCGCCAGAGTCAACGGTGATGATGCCGTTGGCGAGATTGCCAACAGTGACCGTGACCGTCGCGCCCGTCAGCGCGCTCGGGGCGGGCTGCGGAGTCATAAGCGGCTCGGTCAGCGCGCCAGCGCCGAGCTGATAGCCGCCAACAGCGTTCGGGATAAGCGGCGTCGGGCCGAGGGTGTCGAGCGGATAAGCAGCGCTCTGCGTAACGGGATCATAAGCAGCCATGGTTCAATGCTCCTGAATTAGAGAAAAAGACGGGGCCGAAGCCCCATCTGATTAGCCCCAAAGGCGAACCGCCATCTGCGGACGAATGACGCTGTAGCCATACAGAACGTCAATACGGCAGGGCAGTCGGTCGTTGTTGATGTCATACTGACGGACAACGCGGAGCGAGATACCATTGTGGACCTGACGCGAGGCCATGTCGACACCGTTCGGCATAAGCAGATCGGCCGTCGCGAACGCAATCGCGTCACGATGGTAGATCAGGTTCTGCGGATACTGGGTCGACGGCGAGCCGAGGAAGGTGACGGTCTTGCCAGACTGCGGCAGAGCGTCGACCGTCGCAAGAGCCTGCGAAGCCGAATACATCGCATTGACCTTGATCGTCGCCGTGGTAGACGCCGTAACGTCCTCAAGGCAGACGAACTGGAACAGCGAGCCGGTGGACTCGCGGGTCTGCGGGTTGACGGCGAAGCAGTCAGCAACCGTGAACACGTCGCCGGCCTTGACGACCGTCGAGCCGAGGCCCGTAACAACGATGCTGGTCGCGCCTTCCGACGTAACCGACGCGTTGACCGTCAGCGTGCCCGTGCGCGAGCCCGTCGTGAACTGCTTGATCGACTGCGACATATTCAGCTCGTCATAGCCGAGAATGCCTTCGCCGAACATGCCGTTCTTGAACTGCTTCGAAATCGCCGAGACCGGGTTGAAGAGGCCCTTCATGCCTTCGATCAGCGCGGCGTTCGCAGCCGGGTTGACCGTCGCATAGCGGGGCGACATGACCGCAGCGTTCTCGTTGAGCTTCTGCTGAGCCTGAAGCAGAACGAGCGACGTGGCGGGCGTCGTGCCCGGCGTGCCGACCGAGTTGCCGATGTATTTGAAGGCGTTCGCAACGTCGGCGTCGATGGACGACGCGAGCTGCGAAATACGAGGCTTCAGAACACGCTCAGCAAAATCGTCGAGCTGCATGGTGAGTTCGGCGGTCGTGAAGTTGACGCCGATGTGCTTCTGGCTGGAAACAGCGAGCGTGGTGTACTGCTCGTTGTCGTCCTGCACCTGAAGCGCCGCGCCGTCCGTGACCAGCGCGCGGTCGGGCAGACGGATGCGGAGGGTCGAGCCGATCTTCGCGCCTTCAACGGCGAAAGAGTCGTCATACTGACGGTTGACCGTGCGGGTCAGGACAAGATTATTCTCAAGGATTTCCAAAGCCTTGCGAGTAATCATGTCAATGGTAAGAAGCGAATTAGACATTCCTTATCTCCGGTTCTGCGCTTCCCACTTCTTGATCTGCCGCTGACGTTCCGCTTCAATCCATTCCGACGTTGACATTTCCTTTATGGACCGGGGGTCCGTCGTGTCTCGTCTCGGGCCAGAGTTCGACCGGGTTGCCGTGACAGGCGCAAGAGGCGCTGGCGCGGTTGATGTCCTCTTGACCGGCGGATTGTCGACCAGTTTGGCCTCAATCTTACCGATCTCTTTTGCCTGCAAGACGGGCGGCAGACGGAATATACGGCTGGCTTCTTTCGGGTTGGATCCGAGGAAATAGATAACCTCGGGGCCAATATCAGAAGCCTGAATAGCCTGAGCCATAACGTCCGAGACGGGTAGGTTGGGGTTATACGCGACTTGCTCGAAGTCCTCGTATTTATCCCTTACTTCCTCTTCACGGTCGCGATAGGACTCAATGATCTCGGCCTGTTGCCTTGCGGCCTCACGCTGAGCCAACAACTCCCGAGCTTTTTGCTCCGCCAGCGCTTCCGCGTATTGGTGAGCTGACTCGAAATCGTTGGGGTCCGCAGGAGGTGCGACAGGTTGTCTGACCTGTTGCTCCGCAAGCCGCTGGGCCTGCTCACGTTCCCATTTCCGCTGTTCTCTTGCAAGGCGCTTGCTTACAATGGCGTCCAGCTCTTCCTGAGTGAACGATTTTGTAGGCTGCTGTTCCTCCGGCGATTCTACAGCGGTCTCCGGTGCTGCCGTGGCTTCCGGTTCCGGCGCGGGGCTGATCTCCGCTACAGCCTGTTCATCTTCTGTCATTTACCTAGCTTTCCGGCCAGTCGGTTTACAAATATTACGCCTCTTCAGCGGGTGCGTCAACAAGACCCTTTGCAAGGTCTTGAATCTTAACCGCTAGAGGAAGCGCTTCGTTAGCCACGGCAAGGCCGCCAGCTTTTGTAGCAATATCGAGCATCTGTAAGAGCTTCTGAAGCTCGTCAATGTTAAACATAACCTTCTCCAAGGTTGTCGGCCCGGTGGAGAATGACGCGGGCCGAGCCGACGACCTCCCGCGTCAAGGGGGTTATTCAGCCCACGGCAGCGGCAAAACCACGACCGGCGGGTTGATCTGATCTTCAATCTGCTTGTCAAGCGCAGCCACCTGCGCGGCAAGCACCTCTTCGCCCATTGCATCTTCGAGCCACCCGATAACCTGTGCTTCCGTCAGGTCTTCATACGGCGTGAATGGCGCTTCAGGGTCCAGGGTGACGGACTGTGAGCCGTAGATGTCGGCGCTGTAGGTTCCGTCAGTCGCTTGGCGTCTCCAGTGGACGGTGAACACAACGTCCGTGTGGTCGTCCTGTTGTGGGTAGCAGTCAAGCTGGGAGATTACCCATGTATATGTGTTTGGCATGTGTTTCACCTGTTAGAAGCACCGAATAATGGTGGCCGAAAACAAATATGTGGCTACCGTCGTAAGGCCGTTATAGAGGCGGTAGTTTCCGCCAGAAAAGCCAATGGACATCTGTGTCGCACTGGGCGTTGTTCCGGTTGTCCACGCGCCGCCGGTTTGGTTTATTAAAACGGCAGCGCCATTTCCAAGAAGGAAGAGCGCTGTATTTCCTGTTTGGTTTCTCTCAGCTACGAGAACCAAATAGTAGCCGGTGCCAGTAATAAGAAGCGCATTGCTGCTCTCACTTAAAGATATAGGAGTTGCATTTGATGTATCGAAGTGCGCGCCAGAGCCAACTGCTAGGTCATCAAGAATACTGTCAGCAACGCGGAGCTTCTTCGTGCCGCTTGGACTGCTAGTCGTCCCAACTAGCAGGTTCCCGCTGCTGTCGATGCGGGCGCGTTCTGTGTTGTTCGTAAAGAACATCATAGGAGACGCATCTACCGTCCCTATGGCCGCCAAAGCAGCAGCACCAAAAGCTGAATTTATCCTAAATTCTGATGTGGTTCCCGTGCCACGCACTCTGATCTGAGGAACACCTGAAAAAATGTCTAAGGCAACGCTAGGTGCGCCACCAATGCCAAGATAGTTGCCATCGAACTGTAAATTCGCGCTATTCCCAAACGCACCTGCCCCAGCGCCATACGGAATATATCCAGCAGTAAGCGAAGTGAGCCCGGTGCCGCCGGACGCAACACCGAGCGGCGTGGTCGTAAGCGTCAGACCCGCCGCCGACATAGTGCGGCCCGCTGTAAGATCCGAGATAGCGACTTTCTTGGTCGTGCTGGACTGCACGATAGGCAGAACTTCCGTTCCTGCGACAGGCGTCGTAGCAGCGGGAAGAGCGGAGATTTTTACGTCAGCCATTCGAGTAGTCCTTAAAGAAGAATGAACCCGCCGTCCTCCTGGACGAGATTAGCGCCGGATTCAGTCGCCAGATTATTGAGCGCTTCGTCGCGGCCATACCCGGAGAATAGGGTGGCAATACCGCCTAACCCTATAGCGAGTGAATTTCTAAGCGCGACGCCCCAGCTCATCGTATGTTAATCGGCTTGCAGTAGATGTCGCCGCCTGTGCCGACCTGAATAGCGCTGACACGCCACGGCGCGCCTGTCCCTGAAGGCACCGTAAACGGGATCGGCGTATACGCCGGGATAGGCGTAGAAGCCGTCGTAGCCGTGACGCCCTCGCCGACAATAACATAGCATTCCGTCGTCGACCAGATAACGACGCCCTGCGGACCTGCTGGCCACGTCGCGGTAGAGCCGGCTGTGCCGGTATAGCTGACCGTTCGGGCCGGAAAGTTGCCGTCAGCAAGCGGATTCAGAAGTTCCATGTCAGCCTCACGCCAAGAATTTCAATTTATACAGCGTTTTCAGATACAAGCCAACTATCTCGTCGACAATGTTCTGAATAGCCGTGTCGTCGCCGAACTCTTCGCGGCCTTTTTCGATCTTTTTCAGCGAATCTTCAAGAAATTCAACGACATTTCCTGTTTTTTCAGCCGAATGCAGCGTAATTGGCCCGATCAGCCCGTGCCGACCCTGATAGGTTTCCACCAAATCATCCGTCAGGTCGATGACCCTGCTATAAAAGCCGCCCAGAGCCTTATGTTTGGCATATGACCGCGTGTTGAGATGCACAGAATGGGTCACATCCCGCGCCAAGAACAGTTGGCCTACAAAATCAGCGCAGCTCATTGCTCAAACCCCGGTAAAACCTGCTGTTGCGGCATGGCCGGCACGATGTCGCCCATGTCCAGAGCCGCAGCGATGGTGCCTTGCACAATATCTTGGATCTGCTCGGGCGTCATGGCCGGCTGCGTGACCTGAATCCGCTTCGTCTCGGCTTCGTAAGCCTTGATTTGGCTGTTCTGCTGGTCAATCTGGAGCTTTTGCATGTCATAGGACTGCTGGAGCTGCGTCACAAGGCCCGTGATCTGCTCCATCTGGTTGGCCATGTCGTTCATCTGAGCGCGCATCATCTGCGCTTCAGGCGACTCGTCAGAGCCTTCCAGCACCTTCGGATCGAGGATCTTGGCGAAGCGCGCCGCCATCTCCTGCGCCCCCGGCCAATCCATGTTTTTGATGAACAGATCGCCTGCGACCGTCCAGAGCTGCGGGTTGGACTGGAGGATGGTCGCCATCGCGTCCATGGACTCCTGCCGCTTGGTCATGTAGCTCGGGCCGGTCGTAACCATCACGTCATACAGACCGACGTTCGGGTTGTAGATCTTGTCGATGGTCTCGCCCGTGATCGGATCCTTGATAATCCGCACCGGCTCCGGCTGCATCGGGTTGATCTTGACCATCCCAACTTCGCCGTCGATACCCACGATCCGCGCGACGCGCTGTGTGTCGTAGATTTTCGGGATAAGGTCGACCATCTGCCGCGTGATGTAGCGCACCGCGCGGCTCATATTATCTACGTAATGGAAGGTTGACGTGTCGCCCTGCCGCTCGCGTGCCAATATAGCACGACCCGTTCTTTCGTTACTGGTCGCACCAATTGAACTGTCGTATTGACCCGTTGTCGACTTAATGTCTTCGCCAGCACCCATTTTCGCCTGTATGAGGCCGGTTTGCGCCAGAGGCGGCTGAGCGCGCTCGGGCAACGGCAGAGGGCTTCCAGCTCCGTCAGTAACATCCGGGTTGACCTCCAGATACGGCCAGTTGTTCGTATTGGCCGTCTTCCACTGCATTTCATAGCCTTCAAACTGGCCGCCGTAGCCAATGAAGGGCGCTTTCGGGGCCAGCGCGAGCATCTCTGCTTCCTGACTGACCCAGTAGTTATACATGCGCTGCGCATCTTTCGCGTTGCGCACCAGACCAGAGATGTAGAGCTGGCCGTCGACCTCGAACTCGTTGCCGATAACGCGGACGACCGGGATCCACTTGCCCGCCCAGTCCCGCTCTTCGAGGATCTCGTAGCCGTTAGTCTTGACCCACTTCACCTGCCGGCGGTCGCTCTGCCGGCTGCGCAGCGGCTTGCCATAGGCCGACTTCAGCCGCTTGTCCTCCGGCGTGCCGTCGAACGCCGTGATATTGTCCGGGTAAAGGTTCAGCGTCGCCTTTTTATGCTCGACGTAGAAATACTCCGCGATGCGGATGGTCTCCTGCGACAGCCACATGCTCAGCGACTGGTCGCCGACGCCCTGCGCCATCATCGTCGAGATCGGCGTTGCGTCGGGATATAGCCGCTCATACTCCGACTTGGCGATGTCTTCCGTGATGAAACACCATTCCGCGTCCGAACCGCACGGATCCTGAATCATCGGGTCCATGTAGACGCTGAAACTGTTCCTGACCCGGACGATCTTGATGTCCTGATCGAAGGAATCCTCGCGGCAATATTCCGTTATCAGGCGGATATAGCCCTCGCCATATGTGACCTGATTGTCGCAGGCCGTGTCATAGGCCACGTCCGCGTCGGACAGATACTCGATGTGCTTGATGATGCCGTCGAACACCTCGGCCACCGCCGGGTCCGCGTTCTCGTCGGCCGGTATGACCTTGCCCTGCGGCCGGTTCTGCCGCTGCTCGTTGGTCACGAGCCGAACGTGCTGCGGCAGCTTGTTGATCGTCAGGCACGGCCGCGCGTTGATCGTCTGCCCCTGCACCGCGCCTCGGGTAGCTAATACATCAGCCGGCCACTGCCACTGGTTGTCCGGCGAGCCCGCCATAAACCGCAGATCGTCCAGCTCGTCCTCGCGGGTGTCGCTGTAGGCGGACATCGCTACCGTAAAGCGATGCCGCAGCGTCGACAGGCGCTCGTCGCCCTCGTCGGCGCTGGCTACCTTGCCGGCGTCCCTGACATCACTTGCAGCCACTAGACTTGCCTTTCATAGCCGGCTTCTTGGCCGCCGCGCGCTTGGTCGAGTAGGCAATCGCAACTGCCTGTTTCTGCGGCTTTCCAGCCTTCATCTCAGCCTTTACGTTCTTACGGAAGGCTTCTTTGCTGGTGCTTTTGACTAGAGGCATGTTATGTCACCGTATGTAAGATTGCAAAGTTAAGGCGGATTGATTCAGAATAGGCGTTGTTCGTTACGTTCTTAATCTCAATGTAAAAAAACCCATCGTCAATAGATGTTATAAATACGTTATAGGCCCCGTTTGTGCCGCCCGTTGCAGGGCTGACAATTACCACATCTTTAGAAGATACAACGTTATTGTTTACTTTAAACAGCGCGTTAGCACTAGGCGCAAGTTGTGAATTAGCCGTAATGATTTGGCCTGACGATGCGTTGACCGTCACCGCTGTTGTCTTGTTGTTCTGCTGCGTCACATTTCCATATGCGCCGGCCGCATATCCAATCGCGCCTGTTGACAGGATATTAGTGGCCGATACAGTCGTTGCGCCAATAATATCTTGATCTTCATAAGCGACGCCGATTGGCTTAGTATTCGCCATTACTTTTTCCTCGTCTTGGCTGACTGCTTGAACGCCTTGGCCGTTGGCGCACCCTCAGCGCCCGGTTTGCGCATCTTCTCGCCCGAGCCGGCCTTGATGCGCGCCCGTTTGGCGTGGATGTTGGCGTAGAGCCCCGGTTTACTTGCCACAGTTCCATCTCCGCATTGACGCCTTGGCCCGCTCTGCGTTCTTCGACTTGGCGACAACGCCGCCCATCCGCGCGCAGAAGCTCGCCTTCCGGCCTTTGTCAGCCTCGGTCTTGGGGTTGGGCGCTGGAGCCTTCAGCTTGCTCCCCGTCGCCGCGTTATACTTGGCCCGACCCTTGGCGGTCAGGCCAGCGCCCGCCTTGGTGGACAGCTTCTCACCACGGCCAACAGACAGAGAAACAGATTTTTTAACCATTAGCGCCCCCGACGGGGCATAGTGGGCGGCGATTGCGGTGTAGTCGTACGAGCGCCTTCGTAAGTATCGCTCGGCGTTACAGGAGCCTGCGCGCGGGTAAAGCTATATATATCCTCCGGCGCTTGCATACCAAATACGTCGCCCATAGCCTGTCGTAAAACGCGCAGCCTGTATTGATTAATTACATCGTCAGGATTTTTTCTTAGCTCGTTTTGTATATTATTCATTTCTCGCATCATAGCTTGCGGATCAGACATAAACTGTTCCATATACGGCGCGTTGCGCGTATAGGCCCGCACAGCGGCCGGATTAGCCTGCGGCGTGACATCGGGATTCGGAACATATAGACCGTATTCGCGTGGCGATCGCCCCATAAACCCTTGATCCAGAGGCCCTAAAAAAAGGTTTCTGTCTCCAACACCTACGGCGGCGTCGTCATCTCGCACGATCTTACCGGTCATTGTTGTTCGGGGCTGTGCGTAAGATCTTGTTTTGGGGGTTTCGCCGGCCATTAGCTTGCCATCCATCCAGATGAAATCGCCCCACCATAACTGAGCCGGCGTCTGTTGTCCATCGGCCGCGCCTCGCGGTGCGCCACCGGATAGGCGAATGTTATGGCGATAGCGTCGGCCGCGTCGGGCGAGGCCAGCCCTCTGGCCTTCATATCCTTCTTGCTCTCCAGAAAGATCGTGCCCTTCGAGTCCGGCTTCATCATCGGCCCGGTCAGGTCAGACTTCAGGAAGCGGTCTTTCGGGATGCTGGCCGTCTTCAGCCATTCCTTCATCGCGCCCCACATCTCAGCCCGCTTGTTGCCATACATCAACGGTTTGACGGACTTCTGGCCAAAGTTCACCCCGCGCACCTTGTAACGCTGCTCCTTCAGACGGTCGACGACGCCCGCGCCCAGCCCGCCCTCGTCAATGACTACAAGCGCCGGGCTGAACTCCGTTATCACGTCGATGACGCGCCCCACCACCTCCATGGTGTCGTCGCCCCGGTAGCGCCGGATCGCGATAATGTCGCGCCCCTGCCTTACCGCGATGACCGTCGCGTCCGCCCCGAACCGCGCCGGGTCCACCCCGACCACAATCGGCGCGGACGGATCCTTTGACGGCGCTCTTGCCATGGCTTCTTCAGCGAGCATGGATCCAATGAACTGATCGTCTGAGGCGTTGGGGAACTCTCCGTAGACCTCGACATGGGCTGCGCTGCTGTCAGGGCCGTATTCATCGATAATCTGTTGATAAACGGCCTTGTCAGTTCCCTCCACGCTTCGGGCGTCAACAGTCTTGGTTCGCCAGAACTCTCGCTTGCTGTTGAAGCACTCGTAGAAATATCCTGAGTTGCGCCGGGGGTTGCTGAAAGCAAGCCAAAAGCGATTAGGAGTATTTTCCGAAAAAAATCCACTAGCCACACTCCAGATCGCATCGGGTATGCCCGAACTTTCGTCAAATATCAGCATCATACCGTCCATGTTATGCGCGCCCGCATAACTGTCCGGGTTTTCTTCAGACCACAAACGCCCTTCCACGGACCAGTAGCGGCAACCTTTTTTAAGATCGCGTTCTACAAGATCTGTTAGCCATTTGGCGGGAGATACGCGCGTGGCGCTAATCTCAAACCAATGGGAGTTAAGGCCCATGCTTAGCCATTTGGTTATTTCCGCCCAAGTAACAGATCGGAGCTGAGCCTCGCTGTTAGCGGACACTATGACAGTAGACCCTATGCGCGTCGTCACCATCCAAATAATAAGCCAACTGACTAACGCGGACTTACCAATACCGCGCCCTGACGACACGGCCATACGAAAAGTCTCGTAATCCACGCGGTTGTTATTGGCCGCTATGTGATCGCGCAGCTCGCGCAGAACATCTACCTGCCAACGCCGGGGCCCGGAGAAATGCTCTAGTGGCGTGCCGGCTTTACCCCACGGAAAACAAAGCCTCACAAACGCCAGAGGATCGTTTTTTATCTGAGGCGACCAAAAGGTCGCCATCAGTTTTTGCTCGTCTTCAGGATCGTATATCGGAGTCTGCATCTTTAGCCCTATATGGGTAGTGCTCCAGCTCGGCTTTGCGCCTCACTGATATTGCCTCTTCCGCAGTGTCGTATATACCTAAATGTATCTGCCGTCTGTTTACGTTTATAGTCGCTGCCCATTTACCAGATACTTTGTGGTAGTAAACGCCGGTCCGACCGCTTTTATTTGAGCGTCTTATCGGTTGATTCTGACAGTTTTCAGAGCGGGAAACCTCTCTGAGATTAGCGATTCTGTTATCGGAGCGAACGCGGTTTATGTGGTCCAGATCGGCGGAAGGCCAAACTCCATATACGTAAAACCACGCTAAACGATGCTCTATTATCGTTTCGCCGTCTACGCCAACATATCGGTAGCCGGTGTGATGGGCGTAGCCCGCCGGTTTGCCGTCGCGGGTAAAAACCCCGGTGTCCGGGTCATAAGCCAGTAGACTTTTCAGTCTGTCGTGCGTAATCCTGTGCATAGCTACCGTCCCTATTACGGTGGTCCAAGAGGCCGTCTGACGTTCCCGCGTCGGCGGCCTCAACTGTATCTAACACAGAACCTTCAATAACTCTAGCGGTAGCTTCTTCTAAAGCCGCCAAAATACTAATTTTTTGCTCTACCTGAACCTGAATTGATTGCGGGGCCGTCCACTTATGCGCGAACTTCAGCATGTCCATGGCCGCTTTGGTGTCGCCGCTCCGCGCGGCCTTCATCATCACGTCGGCCAGTTCCGCCTCTCCGTCAGCGCGCCCCTTTGTTTCGGCATACTCCGCTATCGGGTCGAGTTGCACAAGCGTCCGGTATTCATGCGGCGTCAGCCCGGCCGCCAGCGCCATGGAGTCGCCGCGCAGGCCCTTACGAGCAGCTTCGTATATGCGCTCCAGCACCGCTTCCGTCGCGGCGATCTGGCGCGGCTCATAGGGGAGTGAGTGAAACATGGTTTGTTATAGCATGAAAAAATAAAATTTAAAAAATTTTGTGCAGCCCCTGCGTATTTCTTAAAGGAGATCCCAAGGCCCAGCCCCCCGCCCCTGAATGTCTACTGCTCAATGTCAACAGCTTAATGTCAACGTCTGTCAACGCTCAAGTCATAGCGTTTACGTAAACAGAAAGGGTTAGGCGGTTTAGGTCATTTAGGCGAGTCTGTTTCAAGTCGAGTCAGACTTTTTGCGTGAAGGCAAATAACGCGCGCCTAGACGACCGCGCGCATAGTCTACCATTTTGGTGGGTTATGCTATTAGGCGATATAGCAAAGACGTTTTAAGTCGCTATACATTTTTACTGTATGTATACGTATGTAAACATTTATATTTTTTTGACCTTTAATATATAAAAACAGCTCAAATAGTATAACGCCCGGTAATCGCTCGTGTTTCCCGCGCCTAAGTCACAGACAAAAACAAGATAAATGATGACCTAATCAAAAATCTTATTGCAATCGCCGTCGAATCGCGCTATCTTGTGAGCATCGAACACAAGGAGACAGTCCAATGACCATTTACGTTGTCCAAAAGTATGACGGCAAACACTGGCGCACTGTTGAGCGGTTCAAAGATAGAGCTGCTGCTGACGCGAAAGCCGCTGCAATCGGCGGTCGTGTCGTCGAAGCGTGGCGTTCTACAATCTCAATATAAGGACAAATCAATGCCCACCTATATCGACGCAATCCAAACTTTCGCCGCCTGCTTCGCCATTGCTGGCGCAATCGTCGCGACTCTTTCCGCCTAACTGTAACAAAGGAACATGACAATGAGAACGGCAACCGTAGAAATCTACACATTCGATGAACTATCAGATGACGCCAAGGAGCGCGCGCGTAATTGGTGGCGCGCCGGTTTTGAGTATAGCTGGCACGATGAAAGCCTCGCGAGCGTCAAAGCCTTCTGCGCGCATTTCGGCGTTCGCCTGACGAAATGGGAGATCGGCGCGTATAGCCCCTATTCATATTCGACCGACGCCGACAACTCCCATTTTCGCGGGCGTAAGCTGCGCGACTTCGACCGGGAACACAATCCTACAGGCTTCTGTTTGGATTATGACCTGTGGTCTACATTCTACGACCAATTTGAAAAAACGGGCAACGCCAAACACGCATTCGACATGGCGCTGGATGCGGGGTTTTGCGCATGGCGCGACGATATAGGATACCAGCTATCGGATGCCGGTATAGACGACAGTTTAGAAGCCAACGCTTATGAGTTTTACGCTGACGGACGCCTTGTCTGATAATTACTGGCGTCGCGCCATGCGCGGCGCTATCATAACAAACTCACATAGGAGACATGAAAATGAGCTATAATGGATGGACTAACTACGCAACATGGCGCGTCAATCTTGAGATGTTCGACGGAATGGACATTAACGAGACGAGCTGGTGCGGGATGAATCAATTCGAACTCGCGCCGCTTCTTAGGGAGTATGCCGAAGATATTATAGAACAAACCGCGCCCGAAGGACTGGCGCGCGACTATGCGCTCGCGTTCCTCCAAGATGTTAACTGGCGCGAGATAGCCCAACATTTGCTCGCGGCCAATGCAGACTAACCCGCGCCCCCTATGGTCCGAAATCATGCGCGTGCGACGCGAGATTCAGGACGCCCTATGGACCGGCGACGTAGACCGCGCCGCCGCGCTCTATCGCGAGCTTGAGAGGCTCGAAATGCTGCAATCATACGGAGAGACCCACGATGTCGATCACTAAAACTAAGGGTTTTCGCGCGCAATCGTTAGCTGGCCATAGATGGAAATGCCCCCATTGCGGGCTTTCATACTGGGCGAAACAGCCAATCCCGCACGATCGCGCCGATGGGCGCTCTTGCCGTCCCAGCGGCCAAAAACCGGAAAGAGAGTTGAAAAATGCTAACCATTGAACTGGATCTGGATGTCTTCGAGGCGCTGCGAGACCATCTCGAAACGCTAGAGCCGCGCCCGCCGCTGCTAGAGCTATTGCGGGCGCAAGTGAATGATCTTTACGACGAAGAGTCGGAAAAATACTGGATGGAGAAATGGTCCAATGGCTAATATCGAATATTACTTTGACTCGCTGCAAGTCTTACCCGGCTGCAACATCGTCGCCAGCGGCGTCGCCGACGTAAACTTCCAGCTAGAACCGCCCGATCCCGACAGCGGCTGGCCACGGTGGACGATCGGCGACTGGTGCATACACGCGATTGAATTAGACCCGCTCGCGCTAGGCGAGAAGGGGCTTATGCTTGACACGAAGCATCCCCTGTATCCCCTTATCGAAGCGGCCCTGTATAAGGACGACAAACTTGTAGAGGCTTGTCTGAATCATGCGGAAGATTGAGGCCATCATATTGGGCGCGGCTGTAGCCGCGTCCGCGCTAATCCTTATCGCGTCATACATCATAGGGAGCTAGGACATGGGCTACATGAAAGAACTATGGGAAGACTACGCGCCCTACCGGGCGGCGCTTAAGGTGCTATCAGAGGGCGCTTTGCAGGTCATGCTGGACAACGAGACTGATAAACTACGCAAAGACCTGATACGGGCCGAACTGGGGGCACGCAAATGCGACGCGTCTACCTTACCAAAGTAACATGGCAGAACGAGCGCAAAACGCTGACGCTATTCGGCGCTGACGGCTTGCCATGGGGCCAGATTTACCTGCCAAAAGCGGACGATCGGGCGCTATTCGTGGCCGCACGGGCGCTGACGTTCGCAATCGAAGGAGATTTCAGTGGAAGAGATAGACCAAAAGATAATGCGGATCGTAGAGGAAGAAGCAAAAGCGAACGGAACGACCGTGGGTGTGCTGATAAACCACGACCGGATGATGTGGAGGTGCGCGATCCGCCAGCGGATCATGTGGCGGGCGCGGACTGAACTGAAGGCGTCCTATCCCGCCATCGGGCGCGTCATGCGCCGCACGCACGCCGCCGTGCTACGGGGAGTTCGCACCTATGAGGAAAGATAGTCTCATGGCAATATTAATCGCTGTTCTGATCGAAATACTACTGGGGGTAAAATGACCTTCGAGGAACAATACGAGGCCCTACAGGCCGTGATTCCTGACTTGCCTAGGGATATACCGGCCTATCAGGTAAACCCGCCCCTATGGGCTTTCTGGCGCACTGTGGAGCCATCCGCGCCAGAGCATCCTATAATGACCGAACAGGAAATCGTGCGCCGTCTCGACGTGCTTTACGTCAGTGACGGAACATGCAATATCTAGCCGCGTTTTCTCCCCAACTGCCCGGCATAAAAACCGGGCGTTTTCTTTCCCTGAAAGGTAGTCTAATGGAAAATATACACAGACTAGTAAAAATATTCCGCAAAATGAGCCCCTACATGACTTCCGCACAGATGGAATTTATTCTGACGGTGGCGATGTATCCGGGCGAGGGGACCGTGTCCTATGCAAACCGGCTGAAGATCGAGAAAGCCGCCGCGTCACATCTCATCTCGCGGCTGGGCTCGCGCGGGCGCACCTATAGCAAGGGCGTAAGAGTCGAAGGGCTGGGCCTGCTGACACAGAAACCCTCGCCAACCGACGCGCGAGCGACTGAAGTATATCTAAGCCCAAAAGGTGAGAAGCTAGTCCGGGGGCTATTGACCGCGCTGACGTAGGCCAAAGATTCCGCGCATCATATTCTGCGGCGGCGGGGCCATGGTGTTCTGATAGAACCCGGTCATTTCGAGATAGGGCTGCAAATAGGACAGCAGCCGCCGCCGCATCTCTTCCTTGCGTAGATATGCGTCAACGCCCGCGCCCGTGTCGTCAAGCCCGCTATAATCCTGCGCCTGCTGGAACGCCCGCGCGCGCTCCCAGAACGCCTGCTGCTCGGGAGACTTGCCCAGAAAATCCGCGATGGGGTCGCTGGACGCGGGCGCCTGCCGCATGTATTCAATCCGGCCGGAGGGCTTTGGCATGAACGCACCCGAGTATGAGGAACGCCTGAAGGCGCTCCAACAAGAGGTTTCGAAGGCTTACCTTGCCGGATATTCCGAGGCGCGTCAACGCGCGCAGTGGACCATCACCGGGGCGTTGGACGAGGCCGCACGGCTGCGGCTCGCTCTCGAATCGGCGCTGGATGAGATCCACGACGAAGCGACCCGCACCCGTATTCTCTCTGCAATGCATAGAGGCAGATCAACAGGTCAATTAGGTTCCGAACCATAGCCGAGCCCGTCCAGTAGCGCCCGAGCCTGCTCATGTGCGTGGCATAGCTGGTCGATCAGCTCGGACGGACACTCATCGTCCCCCGGACTGGACGCCCAGTCAAGGTAAAGTTCGACGGCCTCGGTCAAATCACCCAGATGTTTTAGGAATATTGGATACACGTTCAGCGAGGGCGACGACATTTTCCCTATCCTTCCCTTCGCCCGTTATCTCGGCCAGCGCGCGCCTTACGTCCGACCGGTTCCATTCCGCCAGACGCGGTTTCACAAAACAATGCTTCTTAGACGGAAAGTCTGACGAGTAGCAGAGCCCCTTGTCAACCCAACCGGCCTCCTTCAACGCATGAAACAGCGCCGGCCGCACGACACGGGTCGCGTTGTCCATAGGATCGTTCAGCTTCGCCAAAAACGTATGCCACGGCCCGCTGATAACATCGACGTTAAACGGCGCTTCGCCCTTCTCGATCATGTGATAGATGTGACTTTCGGCATTGCTCATGCCGACATAGATCAGTTTAGTCTTGTATTCCGTCATGGGCGGAATCGCCTGCGGGTTGAACTTCGACACGTCCCGCGCGCGCAGCCAGCCCGTCACGGCCTCGAAGCCGCCCTTGTGATACCAGCCCCACATCGCCTGCGCCTCGCCCGGCGTCATCTTGGGCGCGTCGGACCACACGCAGAACCATCGCCGGTCGTCGGAATCGAGCGTTATCGGCATATCCTCGTTGGTGAACGCCAGCATGAACAGACGATTAACCATCTGATAGGGGTGTAGGCCCTTGCGGTTAATGACCAGTGTCTCCGGCGGCGCGGCGATGATCGGCTTCAGCTTGTTCGCGAGCGCACGGCGGTCCTTGGCGTCAGGTTCCTTCAACTCGTTAAGGACGACGATCTCCGACTCTAGCTGATAGCCCCATTGGCTCGTCAGGCTGTCGTTGTCAATCAGGCCCTTGTTTTTCTCATGCGGCCCACACACGCTCCATATAAACGGTGCCCACATGGTGTCCTTGCCGCAGCCGCCCTTGCCGCCATGCAGAATCGCATGGTTGATCTTTACATTCGGGTGCTGGGCCTTATAGGCCATCACATCCCATATATGCTCAAGCTCTTGTTCGTCAGGCACAAGCCGCCGACAGTGGTCGATCCACCGCTGCGGGTCGCCGGGCGGCCCTTTGATCTCGGGGCGGGCGTCGCGCCACATATTGCCGTAGACGAGCCCGTCCTTCGTGACCATCCAGTCTTCGCCGGCTGCGTAGGTCAGGCCGTGCAGGGCGTAAGCGCCCTTGTCCTCACGGAACGTGTCGAACCACGACGACGCCTCGATGCGGCGCTTCTTGCCTTCAGAGTTAGACACCACGCACTCGACGCCCTTGAACAGAGCGTTGAACGCCTTGCGGCTGATCTCGCTGCACGTATGCCGGTCGAAATAAGCGTCGTCGGAGATGATATAGGCGAAGCGGTCATGCCACTCGCTGCGCGATTCACGCCCGGCCTGCTTGCGCTCGGTCTCGGCGATGATCTCGGCCGCCACGTCAGGGTTGGCTTTCGTCGGCTTCAGGCTGCTAAGCGGCTTCATCGCCTCGGCGATCAGTTCCTCGCGGATCCCCGGTCGGTGCTTCGGGCCACCCTGCTCGGCGACCCAGTCGCAAAAATAATTGCTGTCGAGATGTTCGCAGTGGCCATGGTAGCAACAGAACGCACGCGACTGAGGCATATAGCGGGCTTCTAGCTGGCCGTCTGTATGCTCGGCGTGATTTGGGCAGACAACGCCGCACCAACCCTCACTGTTTACGCGTGACGTAACAAGCCCCTGCTCGTTGAGCCACGCCAACACGTCATCGTTTCCGGTATCCGTAAGACGTAAATGATTTGCGCGGCTGCTCTCTTCGTCAGGCGTAACGCCAAGCGCGGCGCATATCTCTTGCAGTGTATACTCAATGTCTGGATCGAATACCGCCTCACGGCATTCGAACGCTTCGCGCCCGGGTTTCTGGTTTACGCTGCCCGGAAGACGGCAGTTACGCACGGCGTTAGTCGCGCCCGGATCGGTGTAGCCCGCGCGTGCGATAGCTGACAGCGCAGCGCAGTGCTGCTCGACTGTCGGCTGATCGCTGTAAGCATACCAGTATTGAAAGTTGCCGGGGCTTGTCTCAACGATAGCGGTCGGCGCAAGCGGCGGCGTCTTTGATTTCGTGCCAATGTCGTCGAGCATCATAAACAGAACATGCGTGCAGTTCGCCACGCTGGCGGACGGCTTGCCGTTCTTGAATCGGTCGATGATGAACGATCCGGTATTGATAAACCAGCTCTCGCCCTCACGGCGTTTATGCGTCGGCATGTAAGCCGGCCATGTGTAGCGCGGCGTTCCGTCGGCGTGCAGCTTGCCAGTGTCGATCTGTTTGACGATCAGCGCTGTCTCGCCTTCCGGCGCGAGCGAAGTAAAGTATTCAAAGAGTGTCATGCGGTGTCTCCAGCACAGCCATTATCTTTTTGTGCGCGGATTTACGCGCTCTTATAGCGTCTTCTTTTTTGTCGAACCGCCCTAGAAAAATAGTCGCGTAATTAATTTTTATGCTGGCAACCCATTTCTTGCGGCAAGAATCCCATACTACGCCCACAACGCCGCTTTTGGTAGGTGTTCGTTTGGCATTGTGCATATTCAACGATTGCCCGGCCAACCGTAAATTTTTCAGCCGGTTATCACTTTTATCTCGATTTATGTGGTCTAAATTCTTTAACGGCCAAGAACCAGATTCATAAAGCCACGCCAGACGATGCGCCTTATAAAGCACACCATCCAGACGAATAACAATATAGCCATAATAATCTCTGGCCCCCGCACGCTGCCCCGCAACGGCTCGACCGCCTTTCTTAACTTTCCATGTAAACACACCTGTTTTTTCATCGTAATGCAACAGCTCTCTTAACCGCGCTTGCGTCAGCATGACCCCGCTCCAAAGTTATTTACCAAATCGTAACATAACTTTACCACTAACGGCAAGGGGGAGTCCACTAGCCCATGACGGCGGTGTTGTCATGACTGTTTTCATGTCTGACAACACTTCGTCGGCGCGATCTTCCGGGCACTCTATCAAAATCTCATCGTGTATATGCGCTACCACGTCCGGCAGTTTGCGAAGCGCTTCGCGCAGTAAATCATGCGCTGTGGCCTGTGTGCAATTCTCGACAGCGATTCCTCTCCACAATCTCGCGCGTGGCCATTCATTAGCCCCCGCCGCCGGTTTCCACGCGGCTTTAGCGTAAGTTATGCTGCCGTCTTCTTCAAATCGCGCGTAGGGGTAGCAAAGCACGCGGCCTGACGGAAGTGCATACCAAAGGTGCCGCCCGTCAGATAGATAGACTACGCGCCCGGCTGAAAATTCTTTACCGGGATTCCGCAACGCCCGCGTATACGCGATTTCCAGCTCGCTCCAGAACACGCCCGCCCAAGAATTGGCACGCCGCCAACCGTTCACTGCGCGCTTGACTTCGGCGTCTGACAGCCGCACACCGTAAATGCGCGCCATGGAATTAAAAGCGCCTGCACCCCCGGCAAAGGCGAGCGCAAGTTCTTGCACCTTACCGACTTGACGTTCGTCGGATTTGTCAGTCTCTTTATACTCGCGTTCTATGTCGGCGTATGGTCGGTTAAACGTAGCGGCTGCGTTCACGATATAAGGGTCTAGTCCGTCCCGAAAACATTGCAGCTTAGCTTCACCCGATGTCGAGTTGGCGAGCCAAGGATTAACGCGGCCCTCGATGGCGCTCCAATCATATCCGACGAAAACATTTCCTTTAGCGGGAATTATCGCAGGGCGGAGCATTCCTTTCAGAACGTCGGTGACGCGGCTACCATATGCTGGCACGATTGCATGTCCTCGAACCATTGCGTGACGCACGGCGGCCGGGTCTTTGGCGCACTTACGTGGCGCATTGTGTAATTGCGCGCCGTAACTAGACGCGCGTCCTGTGGCGGATCCACCGGCAAAGACAAAAGCGCCTCTAACACGACCGTCAGCGCAAGCCAGATTGCGAAGACGATCAAACTTTGCCACGCTCGACGCCCAAAGGTCATCGGCGCACTGTATGACTTCCTTAACATCGGGGGGCACCTCTTCGGGGTCGTCTATGGCTAACAGATTGGCGCGGACAGTCTTGTCAATAGACATCTTGTCTTCGCGCTGCATGAGTTTCAGCGCTTCGGGGCCAAGTCTGTTCTGCACCCACAGTCGCATTCGAGGACTTCGAACGCTCGTAACCTCTCCGCCCGTGATCTCGACAACCGCAGCCTCGATCTCTCGAAGCTCGTCAGCCGCATATTTGACCGCCGCGCTGCATAGATTGATGTCGACAAGAACACCACGATCATTAATCCGCTCGTTAACATGGTAGTCCTCCAGTTCCTCCGGGGTCAGTTCGCGCATCGCCTGACTGGCGGCGCGCATCGTTCGGACATCCTGCTCGCAATATTCGATCAGCTCGGGCAGCAGCTCAGTGTTATAGGGCGGCATACAGCATTTGCGGACGAGATACGCGCCGCGATGATCCTTGCGCATCGACAGCCCGGCGAATCGGCCAACGTCTTCCAGACTACCCGGCGCACAGTTCGCCCGCGCCTGCGCGGCGGTGCAGTAGAACTGCTCTAATGGTATGTCCATCTTCAGCACACGCCAGAAGATCAGTCGCTCGAACGCGGCGTTATGCGCGCGGATCTGACCGCGCACGTCCGGCATGGGCTCGCCCGGCCGCCACGTCATCACAGGCCCATCGTTGAAGGCGTAGGACATGCACAGCACGCGGGTCGACGGATGACGGGCGTAGTTATATACGCCCGCCTCCGGCAGATCGCATTCGCTGGCTGTCTCGAAGTCGCACCAGAAGATCATCACTTCTCTCCCTTCAGCGCGGCGCGCGCGCGTTCGATGCCGTTTTTGTAATCAACAAGCATCTGCTCAAACATCTTATTACTTGGCGCACCTTTCTTGCCTCCGCTTTCAAGAAGCGACACGGCTGCGATAAGGTGGACGGTAGCGTCTTTCAGCGCCGCCTCCAGTTCCGCGATGCGGGCGTCTGCTTTTTTTGCTTCGTCCCGCCAGCCGTTGAGCATCTCTTCAAGATGCTTTTCGCGCCTCTCAAGCTCCGTGATGCGCTCACGGGCCTGCTCTTTTGCTTCATTATATCCCTGCTTAAAGGCAGACATTAACAGGTCCGTTTCGCTCATCACTTCTCTCCATTCAGCGCGGCGCGGGCGTCAGTCATCTTCCTGATCCCATCTCCTATATCGCCCGCTATTTCCCGTCCTGTCGCCCATAAGAGCCAGAACGATCCGCACAAAGCACATCCCAACGGTGTAAACGCCGATGGCTGTGAAGATATGAATGATCATTACCACCCCTTCCAGCCGCACAGGGCGACGATGCGCCCCGGTTTGCTTTTCTTCCACTTAGGCACTTCCGGCGCGACCCGCTTGGTGTTCGCCGCGCGGACAGCCGCTATACGCTTCGCTTCGTTACGCTGGCGGCGCGCCTCGATCTCTTCCGGCGTCAGCTTCGCCTTCGCCCGGTCGCGCGCCTTCTGGTTGTTACGCGCACGCATAGCGAGATACTGCTTGCGATATTCAGGATCCTCGGCGCAGCGCTGTTTGATCTTGGCGTAGTCGGTCATTTCAGCCCTATGCCCTGCTTCTCTTTCGCCCGCGCCAGTGCCTTACTCGCTGCGTTCGGGCTACAGCCCATCGCCTCGGCGATCTTCAGAACAATAAGACCCTTGCAGTGCAGCGCCCACGCCTTCGCCTCGCGCTCCGTCAACTCATCTGTGAGTTTGATACATGGGCGCGGCTTTGGCTTTGGTCTTTCTTCTTTGGTCGGCGGCTCGGGTATCACAATCTCCGGCCACGGTTCGTAGTCCGGCTGGCGGTCCAGCCATTGGACGCGCGGTAGAGACAGCAGAATCTGCCTACGTGTGAACGTGCCGTATTTCGGGTTAGATGCTTCTGTATATCGGGTAATGTATTTTGACTGCGTTTTCATTTTACTTCCCCGGAAGAAGACGGGGGCCGAAGCCCCCGCCTCATATCAGCTACGACGACGACGCCCCGTGTCGGCCTCGGCCACTTCCTCGACCGGCCCGTTAAGGCTGATCCAGTCCGTGACCTCGAACACAGGCGTGAAGACCCGTCCGTAGCTCTTGTGCTGGTAATGATCGGCACCAAGTTTTACCAGTGCGACAGAGTTGTCGGGATCTTTCTCGACCTGCTCGGCGACCTTCATGGCAAGCGCGTGCATCGCCTTCTTCCCGCCGACCGCAGTCGTCGTGAAGCGTGCCTGCACATCTTTGTCTTCGCCGCTGATACATTTCAGACTCATGCCGACTTGCGGCTCCCAGCCACGCTTGGCGTTCGGCGGCGGGGGCTCCAGCTCAGGCAGCTCTTCAGTGATCGGGAACATATGCTCGCCAAGCACCTCGCCTTCGCCCCACGCAATGTAGCCATGAATAAAGGACAAAGGATTGACCGCCCAGATACCGCTGCGGTCGATCTCGGTCTGGTCCGCACCGTAGACCCAGTGACCCGTCTTATCCATTTTCAGGATAACACCCGGTCCTGACGCGGCCTCGTCGGCTGTCTTACGCAACGCAGCCGCAAGAGACGCGGCCGTGGGAAGGTTGGCGTTACCGAACTTTACGATATTAGTCATACTACTTCACCTTTCTCAGTTATTCGGGGCGATAATACGCACCGAATTCTTTTTGCGCCGCCTCGCAGTATGCAGCGTGCGCTTCTTCGGCAGTTACATAACTGCCTAAACTTGTTGTTTTTCCTTTTATTCTTATCTTCGCCACAAATTTATTATTATATCTGTGAACACCTCTCGGCATATCGCCTCTATGGTTTGGTCGATTAACGTTATTTTGGCTGTGAGTTGCCAGCCGAAGATTACATATTCGGTTATCGGTTCTAACATTATTAATGTGGTCCACACAAAGATGTGGTAGAGGCCAATCACCATAAACATATACCCACGCCAATCTATGCGCCCCGTATTTACGTTTTAATATAGTGATATACTGATAGCCTTCACTGTTACCCCAACCAGCAATGTCACCTATCTTAATTCTGTATGATGTTGCCACGCGCCAAGTAAATACGCCGGTCGCAGGGTCATAGTCCAACAGACTGCGTAACGTTTCTGCGTCGATCATTTTACTTCACCTCTAGTTTAGAGAAGGCCCGACGAATGTCAGAGCCTAGCGTAACCACGGCAGGCCGGGGATCACTCTCCGGCGCTATCGTGTTACCTGTTGAGATGGAAACGAAGAGTTCCTTCGGCAGTTTGCCGCAGATCTTCTCGACCTGCGCAGGGCTCTTCAGTTCCATCAAATCCTCGGCAGCGTATCCCATCTCCGCAAGAGTTGTTCTTGCTTTCTCAGGATCGGCCCAGTTTCTAGTGGCTCGTTTGGGAACGAGCTTCCATCCGTCGATAGGCGCTTTATTTTCCAGCATGGTCTGCGCAAGCGCGCGAACGCTTTTCGCCCATTCTTCCGCAAGTATCGCCATTGCCAGTGCATAGTTCATCTTCTCCGGGTCGATTGCCTTAACCTTAGTCGAGATCGCGCGCTCCAACTGTCCCGTGATCGCAGGGCACGTCGGCTTCGCAGGACACCAGCGACAGTGATCGCCATGCTTCAGCGGCGCGTCAGGACGGAAGGACATCTGCACAGCGTCGAACAGCGTGCGCTCAAACGCCTTCACACGACCGGGCGTTGTAAGCCATCGTCTTACATACGGCGGTTGCACGATAATAAGCTCTATCTCGTCCACGCCCTCAACCGCCCAGCGAGCCTCGGGCGTGCGCATAGCAGCAGCGGCGTAGAACAGAAGTTGATGGTTCTCTTCAGCGTCCACCGCCACCCCATCACCAAACTTCCAATCAACAACCACTGCACGACGGCTAATTCGGCCAATGAGGTCAACTGATCCAAATACACCGGCAAGGAATCCTCCGAAATGCACCGTAAGCTCGGTCTGGAACTCCAGCTCACGATTAGGGTCAATTTCGTTTAACGCGTCGAGAGCAAACTTCAGTTTCTCGTTATTGTCAAAGTCGTCCACCTTCATGTCCAGCGACAGGATCGCGTGCATCGCATTGTGCAAACGCGTGCCTTCTTCGGCGTATGCGCTAGACGGGCTAGGCGGAACTTTGTCAACGAGCGCCCGCGAACCGGGGCAGTTGATGAGACGTTTAGCGGATGATCCGCCAACGATATTGCTGTGTGTCATTACCTTACCTTTCTTACAGCCGACCCTAGACAAGTTTGCGGAGTTGTGCAACAAATATTTTTATGCTGGAGAAGCAAATCGAAGCCTACTTCGTCAAGTCTGTGAAGGCGCTCGGCGGTATTGCTTACAAATTCAACAGCCTGTCAAACCGTGGCGTCAGCGACCGCATCGTCGTGTTGCCAAACGGCGAGGCGTGGTTCATCGAACTGAAAACGGAGCGCGGGCGTCTGTCCGCGTTGCAGAAAATATTCGCAAGCGACATGCGCAGGCTCAACCAGAACTATGCGTGTCTCAACTCTATAGAAGCCGTTGACCGATGGACCTACGACCGTATCAACACGAAGCCGCCGATTTCCTCTTTGCCCACGACAGAGCCATGATCCTCGCGCCGGTTGGCGCGGGCAAGACAGCGATCACGCTTACAGCCATGTCGGACATGACCGCGCGCGGGCACTGCGACCGTTGGCTTGTGCTTGCGCCCAAGCGCGTCTGTCTGTCCGTCTGGCCAACCGAGGTCAAGAAATGGGCCGATCATCTGAAACTGGCGATTGCAGTCGGCACGCCGGCACAACGCAAGGCTGCGTTCGAATCAGACGCGGACATCGTCGTCACCAACTACGACAACATCCCGTCGATAGATCCGACGCATTTCGACGGTATCGTCTTTGACGAGCTGACGCGGCTGAAGAATCCGTCCGGTAAGCGGTTCAAATTTCTGCTCAAGATACTCGATCAGTTTCAGATCCGCTGGGGGTTAACGGGCTCGTTTACCAGTAATGGCCTCGAAGACGTGTTTGGCCAGTGCAAGGTCGTCGATCAGGCGCTGCTCGGCCGCAGCAAGGGCGCGTTCCTGCAACAGTATTTCTACTGCGTTAACCGCGACTTTGGCCAATGGGAGCCGCTGCCTGACGCGCTGCCGAAGGTTATGGAAGCGATCAAGCCGGCGACCTATGTGCTGGAGCCGGGCGAGTATAAGGACAAGCTGCCGCCGCTCCACGTCGTCGAGATGCGCTGCGACATGGACATGCAGCCTTACAATACGATGAAGCGCGAGTTCGTGCTGGAGCTGGGCCAGACGATCACAGCGCCGACAGCGGCCGTCGTGACGCAGAAGTTACAGCAGCTCGCGGGCGGGTTTGTCTACGGCGAGGCCGGCCCTGAGTGGCTGTCGGGCCACAAGTTCGACATGCTCGATGACATTCTTGAAGAGAACCAGCACGCCAATACTATCGTTGTCTACAACTACAAGGAAGAGCTGGCCGAGCTGAAGCGCCGCTACAAGCTGACCACTATCGACGAAGACAACGCTGTGGATAACTGGAACGCCGGCAAGATCCAACTGCTGGCGATCCACCCCAAGAGCGCCGGGCATGGGCTCAACCTGCAATTCGGCGGCAACAAGATCGTCTTTCTGTCGCTGCCATGGTCGCTGGAGCTTTACGAACAGACCATCGGCCGGCTGCACCGCAGCGGCCAGACGCGCGACGTGTGGTGTTACGTCATCCTCTGTAATAAAACTATTGACGACCGAATATTCGAGAGTCTAAAAGACAAGCGAACATTGGCTGAGATCGCCCTGGAGGAACTGAAGTGAATTGGCCGGAACTCCAGAACGTGCTGACCAGCCTGACGGAACGAGAGGTATTGGACCTCTTGGAGGACGAGCGCCGTAACGCTCGGCGGTCTACATTCATCATACGTCTGCACCAGCGTTTTACGACGTTGCGGATGTTACGTGAACGGGCCGAATTGATGAGAGAAATAGATGACACCGCACGAACTTCTAAAGCTGGCCGGGGACGTAATCGCCGAGCGCGGCGCTAACTACGGCGGAATCGAAGACAACTTCCAGTTGATCTCTGACCTCGCCAGTCTGCGCCTCGGGCGCGACTTTCATCCTTACGAGATCGCCGTCATCATGGCGTGTGTCAAGAATGCGCGTGCGTTTGCGTCGCCGAATCACCTCGACAGCCATGTTGACGCTATGAACTATGAGATGTTTGCGGCGACCTTCGCCGAGGACTACATCATGTCAAAGCAGGGATCGGAAGCGATTGCCTATCAGAAGAAGGCCAACCGGAAGGTAGCGCAGGCGTCAAAGCCGACACGCGCTGCGAAACTTCCCGTAGTCAGTGACAAACTGAGCGAGCTGACTTCCCTTCGGGAGGCTTCGCAGTTCACGCGCGGCACGTAATTGCTGATCGACAGTATAGTTTACGAGCGGAGGGCAACCCCCGCTCGTCGACTGACAGCCGCTAGAACCGACCAGCGTCAAGATCAGCAGCAGTCTCTTCCGTAGTCTTGGGTTTGGCAATTTCGGCCTGTCGCCTTCAGTTGCTCTTGGTGCCGCCGGTCACGTTCCAGTCCTTGGCGGCGATAAGGCCAAGCCCGACCAGAGCGTTCTGGAGATCTTCCCAGTTAACCGTCTTCGTCTGCCACGCGTGCCACAGGACGGTCGCGAGCGCGAGAACGCCGGAGATGGTGGTGTAGGGGCTGTGAATCATTGAACTAGTCCTCTTTGAGTTGCCGAACCAACTCCTGAACTTGGGGGTTGGTTTGGAGAGCCACAATAAGCATGGCGTCGAAACGGGCTTGCAGATCGTCTGAAGGTGGGGGCGGCTCGACGGCGTCTTGAGCCTTGATGATAGCGTCGCGATAGTCGTCCGCTATGGCCGCGATCTCTTTGGCGCGGTCGGTGCCGTTGATGATACGGCGCGCGTTCACGTAGTCGCGTCGGCCGTCTGCAATATAGTCGGATAATTTCTTGCCTGTAAAAATACCCTTGGTCATGCCGTCGAACATCACGAACAGCGATGTTGGCCACTCCAGCGCCTTGTCCGGCGTGGCGGCGATACTGTAACGCTCATAGTTGGCCTTCCACGTCAACTGGACAAGCCCGCGCCCGTAATAGGGGTAATAAGGCTTCGATTTCAGATACGCCTGCGAGCCATACTCCTTGATAGGCTGCATCGTGTGCGCCGTCTCCCACTTGACCGTGGCGAGCATATAGGCGAGCTGGTCGTCCGTGACGCCGCGATAGTTGTCGTCGCGGTAGTTGATGATGTTCTCCATCCCGACGACCTGATCCTGCGTCAGCCTGCCACCAAACAGGCTGTTGCGGACCTCGTCGAAGAAGACGGCCAAATTCATCGGTCGGCCTTTGTCGCTATCAGATCGCGGATCGTGTCGAGTTTGGCGAAAACCTGCGCAAAGGTACTGTTGAACTCGTCGCGAGTGACGTAGCGCCCGGCAACCAGCACCTCTATAGCGGCGACCTTATCGGCCAGCTCTTTGTCTTCGCGTTGCAACTCTTTCACCGAGTTCCAGACGGTGTTGAGAATCCAGCCGCCCATAGCGCCGATGACGGCCACAGCCACGTCAAAAAAGATCTGTGTTTCGCTCGTCATCGCCTCGCCATTGCGTTGACGCCCTGTGTCGCAATAGGAGCGGCCAGCGGCGCAAATTGAACTGAGAAAGGAACGGCTGTCGGCGCGCCGCGCGTCATAGCCGCGACGTTGGACGCCGCCCGCCGCGCCAAAGCGTTACGGACAGCCCTGCCGCTCGCGCCGGCCAACGCCGCTCCGCCCGCACCAAAGACTGCGTAAGGATCGTCACTGGACAATCCATACCCGCCGACAAGCGCCTGCGAAGCGAGCATAGTAGGGTTACGCGTCGGGGAGACCATGCTGGCGAGATTGGCGAGAGACAAGCCCTCTTCGCCTTTGGCGATGCGTCGGATCATCGTCTGTTCGTCAGGCGTAAACTTGCGCATACGGCCTTCGTTCTTTGCCAACGAACGGAACTGGGACTCGATGTTTTCGGCTGATCCGCCCGACAGATTGGCGCGGTCGATAAGACGCTCGATCTCCGAACTCTTTGACATCATGCGGTAGTCACGGATACCGGACATAAGCGCGTCGGCGGCTTCTTGAGAATTAGCCCCGATGGCGTTCTTGCTGTCGGTAATGAAACTATCCAGACGATCCGTCAGGATGCCGGCCATCCGGCGCACGTCTTTCTCGCTGTCACCACGCAAAACGCCCAGCATTTGCCGCGCGTTGTGCAGCCGCTCAATCGTCAACGGCTGGCTGTCTAGATCTTTCAGCTTGTTAATGGCGACTTTAACATCGGCGAACTTGCTGAAGTCAGGATCGTATCCCTTCAGGCTAGATTCCAGACCGCCCGCAAATGACTGATACGCCTTCGGGTCATATTGCACGCCCATAGTTGTGGCGCGTTCAAAGGACTCGGAGGCGCGCTGCCCGAGCGCTTCGGTTGTTGGGGGTTTGCCGACCAGACCCATGAGCCCGCGCTGCCCCGCCGCTGTCGCGGACTCGACGCCACGCTGTAGCCCGGCTGCGCCGCGCGCACCGGCCAGACCGCCAACAAGGCTCGTCGCCAGCAGCGCGCGAGGATCCTCGACGCCCATCTGCTCAGCGCGAACCGGGGCGGCCGCTGCGCCCGCGCCAGCGCCTGCCTGCACAAGCGGACGCTCGCCCATGGTGGTCATGACGTTACGCACGACGCCGGGGGCCGCGCGGCGCGCCAGCACGTTCGCTGCGCCCGCGCCCGTCAACGCCCCCGCGCCGCCTTCAGCCGCAGCAGCCAACAGTTCTTCAGCCTGAGTGCGGGGTTTGAATGATTCCGGCGTCAGATACTGGCGCGCGATGTCAGACGGCGTGCGGACCTGCGACGTGCCCATCTTGGGCGCGGCCAGATTATAGAGTGTTGTTGCCAGATCCGCGACGCCGAGCGCAGCAGGAGCCGCGACAGCGCCCACCGGGCCTGCGACGAGGCCGCCCAACCCGGCTGCGGCAGCGATAGGCGCGACAGCGCCGCCCGCGACTTCCGCCGCGCGGCCCATAGTCAGACCTTCAGATGGCTGACGCATCATGCCGACGCGCTCCATCAAGTCTTCCTGCGTTATGTCATCCGGCACATTTTTTACAATCGTGCCGTCAGGAAGCCGAACGTCCATTAGCGCCTCTTGGGAAGCTGGCTGAAATCAATGACCTGCGGCCCTGCCGCAGCGGCCGGCGCAGCCGGCGCAGGAGCCGCTTCTTCTGGCGCAGAGACACCGCCACGGCCGTAGCGCGCTGAAAGATCAGCGATAATACGACGGACGGAATCAATGTCCATAGTCTCGTCAGACAACGACTCCAGCATACTTTTCAACTCAAAATTAGAGTCGAGTTCTTTGGCGGATGCGCCGGTAGCAGACATGATGTCTTTCAGAAGCGACCGACGAAGCGCCTTTAACTCGTTACGCTGCTGCTGAGCCGGCGTTGCGCGGGCCTTCTCGACTTCCTGCCCGACAGTCGTGCCAGCCGCATAAGCGGCGATGTTGGACAGCGCGCCGCGCGAAGAGCTGGGGATAGCCTCCAACTGATCGAGCTTGTTGTATTTGTCCATCATCTTACCGAGCGTCGTTTCGACGTTGCTCTGGCCTTTGACCTGCGTCTTGGTGCCGACCGTGATCGGCTGAGCTGGCTGCGGCGCAGGCGGCGTCGGCATAGCCGGCGCAGCCATCGCGTTCATAGGTGCAGCCGGCGGGGCCATCATATTGATCGGCGGCGTGATCTCGGGGCCGCCCATGAACGACGGCGCGCCGCCAGCGGCAAAAGCCGGCACCGCGCGCGAGCCGGGCATACCCGTGCCGCGAGCGATATTAGCTTCCTGCATACGTCGCCCGGCGTTGATACCCTTGTTATCGCCGGCCAGACTCTCGATAGCCCGCGCGATAGTCTCAGGGTTGCCGGACTGCACAGCCGGGACGATACGGCTGGGGACCGTGCCGTAGTTATATGCGACCGAAGTCAGCGCCGCGCGCGTATTCTCAGGCAGCGTAGACCAAACTTCTTCGCCGACTTTGGCCGCAGCCTTCGGGACAAACTCGGTCTGAATACGCCGCTGAAGATCGCGTTCAGCATCCTCAGGCGACACGCGCATACCGGGCGTCACCTTCTGGACAGTGCCGTCCGGCAACGTCACGGTGTCGCTACCATACCCGGCACGATAGGCGTTCACATCGTATTTCGGCTTCTCAATAAACCCTTCGCGCTCTTTAATAAGCGCCGTCGCCATGTCCTGACGCGGGCCGGGGATGGCTTCGGGCTGGATGATAGGTGCGGGCCTAAGTCCTCGCGCGGTTTTCTGATATACTTCGCCGCCGGCTTCCATATAGTCGCCTTCAGGCTTCAAAAGCCCCTGTTTCCAATCGTCCGAATAAGTCTTGCCTTTGAACGCTGCGACGCCCTGCGGAAAGTCGCGCTCCATCATAGCCACAAAACTATCGAGCGACTTTTGGTCGTTGACGAAATTCTGGAACATATTCTTATAAAGGTCGATCTTGCCGGCCTGTATTTTCTGCTCCGCTTCCTGCTGCTGCGCGCCATATAGTCCCGCCTGACGCTGTGCTGCTTCGGCTTGGCGAAGCTCGCGCTGCGCGGCAATCTGCGCCTGAAGATCCTGCACGTCCATGCTCTGCGCCATACGCGCAAGCTGCGCCTGCTGGTATTCTTGCTGACGCAACTGAGCCATCATGTTAAGCGGATCTATGCCGCCGCCACTCATTTGGGGCACCATAGACGCAATGTCATATCGAACGGCCATTAGTCAGACCTCAAAGCTGCGGGCCGTAACCCATACCATAATTTCGGTTGAACGGTTGCGCCGTCGCCGGCCGCGCTTGACCATACATGCGGTCCATCATGCTATAGGCCAGCGCGTTCTGCCCAACATTGCCCAGCGCCTGAGACAGCGCCGACGCGCCGCCCATATAGCCGGACGCGCGGGCCTGCGCGGCGTTCTCCAGCCCGGTCGCGAGCGCTTGGCCGCCGCCGGTCGCCAGATTAGCGAGCGGGACGGCCGCGCCCGTGGCAAGATTGGCTAGACCGGTGCCAAGTCCAGAGTAGACATTCGCGATGTTCTGGCCGCTGCCAAGAATGTCCGCCGACAGCCCCGTGCCGAGCGCGCCGCGTAGCCCGGCAAGGTTCTGCCCGGTCGCGCCCTGAATATTACTGACGTTCTGGCCCGTCGTGCCATAGACATTCGCAAGGTTAGTGCCTGTCTGACCCAACGCACCCGCGACGTTCTGACCTGTCGTGCCTGCAATATTAGCGACATTAGCGCCCGTCTGACCCAGCACACCCGCGACATTCTGGCCTTGCGCACCATAGATGTTCGCAAGGTTCTGTGCGCCGGTTCCATAGATGTTCGCGAGATTAGCACCGGTCTGGGACGCAAGCCCCGCACGGCCTGTAGCGCCGGTCTGCATAAGCCCTGCCGCTCCGGTGCCAAGACCACCCGCAGCCTGCGTCATTACATTTGCCGCACCCTGACCCGAGCCCGCAAGGCCCTGAAGGCCGGACAGTGCCGCTTGACGGTTTGCCATGAACCGCGCGTAGGCGTTCTGATATTCCTGACTGCCAGCTTCCTGCCCGTAGCGAGTCGCAGCTTTCAGCGCTGCGCCCGAGCCGCGCATACCCGACGAGCCAAGCGTCGACTGCATAGCCCGCTGGCCTTCAGCCATGCGGAACGCGTAGCCGGGGTCCATCTGAAGTTCTTCGAGCGTCGGCTGACGCATAAACGAGCCATAGCCCGGCGCGTTAGGATCGCCGCCGACGCCGTAAAGCGCCGCAAGCTGATTCTGCGCGCCTGCGCCTGTCGACACATATGGCTGTTGATAGCCGGCTTGCATACCAAACGCGCCGCCTAGTGCGCCAAGGCCGCCCATCTCGCCTGCGGTCAGTTCTCCCGCCGCGCGGCGTTCTGCCCCCGTGAGCGCGCCTGCGCCCTGCCCCATACCGCGCTGAATTGCGCCGGCAGCTTGACCCGCTCCGCCTCGTAACGCGCCGAGCTGTCCAAGCTCAGCCTGACGAAGCGCCTGCATTCCCAGCCCAGCGCCGCCGTAAAGCGCTTCCAACTGACCGCCGGTAGCGCCTAAAAGCGCTTGCTGCTGCGCCTGCTGCGCCGCCAATAACGGAGAGATAGACGCCGCGCGCCCACGCTCCAGCTCGGCCGCAGCCTCGCCAGCGCCCGCCCGCCGGACCTCTTCAGCGCGCGCGGTCGAAGCGCGTAGAGCCTCCAATGTTGGCTGGGCGGCGGATCTAAGAGCCTGCTCGCCGCTGGCCCTGCCCTGAAGGATGTCTTGTCTTGCGCGCTCCTGCGCCTGCGCCTGAAGAACCGCGCTCAACATAGCAGCTTGGGATTGTGCTTGCGCCGCCTGTCCCGAAGCGCGCGCGCCTAGAACGGACCCCAGACCGCTGGCGGCGGAACTGCCGAGAAGGGCTAAGGTGAAAGGGTCCATTGTTAGCTCCTGCCGATGAGCGGCGTGACGGGTTGCGATGATATAGCAACCACTTCATTACGGAAAGACTCGGTCGCGGCTGCGCCCTGACGGACTTCTTTTGCCACTTCAATCTGAAGCATAGGCATAGCCGTAATAGCGCACATCCATTCGTCTATTTCTTTGCCCGTATTGGGGTTTGTCCCGCGCAACAATGTAAACCACGCGCATTTTAATTGCACGCAGTCTTTTTTGATAAGCGGACAGAAGGTTCCGTTTTTGAGTTCCATTAGTCTTTCGTCGCTATGATTACGTCTACATACTGAACGGCGAGGTTTATATTAGGTGCGGAGAAGCCGTGGCTATGACCACCGCCGCCGCCCGTATTGCCGATAGTCGTAGATGTGGAAGTCGATGTGCTAACGCTAATTCCTGTAGTGGCGCTGGTCGTAGCGGTGGCGGTATAGTTAAGCGATCCGGTAGCGCCGACAGCGCCCGGTTGATAAACGCCCGTGTTAGAGCCAGATCTATCATAATTATGCGTGTGCCCCGAATCTGTTACCGAGCTGGTGCTGGTGCTGGTGCTGGTGGCACTATGATTATGCGACGGGATGTCCGCCGTCGTCAGCGTATAGCTGGCAACCGTGCCGGTCACAGCCTGCGAAGCAAACGCCGTTGTAAACGCGACGCTGCCGCCCGACGAGGCTGAGCCGGAGACCACGCGCAGTGCTTTATCGTTATGCGCGGTGGATTTCGTCCATCCCGTTGGAGCCGAAGTCTGCACGAACAGCATAACGGTGCCGGCAGGGATATTCGCCCACGCGCCCGAGAACGTCGTGGCTGTGACCGTCCCCGTGACGTTGACGCCGCCAGAAGGAACAGAAACGCCGCTGTTAGCCGTGAGCGTCCCTGTTATACCCGCACCGCCAGCAGACACGGTCAGTCCATTAGAAGCTGTCAGTGTGCTGCTAACGCCTAGCGTGCCCGTAACAGAACTGTTGCCCGTAATGGCCGCACCGCCAGCCGACACGGTCAGTCCATTAGAAGCCGTCAGTGTGCTGCTAACGCCTAGCGTGCCCGTAACAGAACTGTTGCCCGTAATGGCCGCACCGCCAGCCGACACGGTCAGTCCATTAGAAGCCGTCAGTGTGCTGCTAACGCCAAGCGTTCCAGTGACCGAGCTGTTGCCCGTGATGGCTGCACCGCCAGCAGACACGGTCAGTCCTCCGGCAGATATGGTAGCGCCGCCGGACGATACGGTGAGCGCGCCGGACGAAGTGAACGTACCCGTAACTGAGCTGTTACCCGTGATCGCCGCGCCGCTGGCCGACACGGTCAGACCATTCGCGAGCGATGTCATGCCCGTGCTGGCAATCGTCAGCCGGTCCCCGCCATTAACGCGCAGGACAAGATTGCGGGCGTCACGGACATCCACGGTTGAGTTGGTGGCGTCGGCCGAGATGACCGTGCGCGGGGTGCCGTTAGCCGAAAACTGTATGCGCCCGTTGTTGTCTATGTCCAGCGCTTCGGCCGGGGCGACGGTCCCAAGCCCGACCAGACCGGCCGCGTTGATAACGAAAGGCGTAAGGTCAGGGTCGACGCTATCCTGCACACGCAGAACGTCGCCCGTGCCGGTCTGGGTAATCTTAAGCGCCGGGCCAGACGAGTCGGTCGAGATCGTGACGTTGCCGGTCAGAACCGGCGAGACGGCCGTCGTCGGGGCGGAGATATAGTCGACCGTCCAGATCTCAACATCATTGGCGTCGGTCAGCTTGAATTTATACGTCGCCTCACCGAGCCAGATATTCGCCTCGCCGCGCGAGTCGAGAATGATCGGGTTCGTGTTAGCTGACGATCCGGTCGAATCCGTATATGTAACCTGCGGGCTCGTCGTGCCGGCCTGATAAGTGTAGACCTTACCGCCGACCAGAGGAGCGCCATTAGCGCCGATGAACTGGGTCTTGGGTATGGGGGTGATGACAGCCATTATGCACCTACACAACTGGTTACGGTCAGGATGACCGAAGGAATAGCCGGGACCGGGCTAGCCGCCGCCACATAGGGGATCTGAATATTTGTGCTGCTTACCGAATAGATCAGCTCAAAATAATCGCCCGCCTGAAGATTTAGCACGAAATTCCACGCGGCGACAGTGGCCGTATTTGACCCGCCGCTCATCGTGATCTGCGTGGCCGAGTCATCGACGTTGACGCCGTTCACGCGGGGCCAGATATAAATGTTATGCGTGCCGCCAGAAGTCTGCCTGAGTTGCGCCGAAAACTGAAAATTATACGTGGCCACGTTGTCTACATATATCCTCGACGATGGCGTCCCGATATAGACGCCGTAGACTACATTGGACCCGTCAGCGCGGGTGTATGTCTGGTTAAAGGTCAGCGCGTAGGCCGTATTTGTCGCAGCGGGCGTGAACGTCGTCGTGCTGTAGAATGAGCCATACCGCCGGCCAGCCTCGACCGCGATGTAGGTGTTATAAAACCACCTATACCATTCGCGGGTGACGAAATTAGTCAGCTTATCCCATATCGGAACACGCGCCGCCGGGATCTGCGTATTGTTTGCAATATCAGGCATTCGTTGGGCTCAATATAAGTTCAGCGCCCATGATCGCGATCTTGACCGGATCGGTCCCTGACACCTCATACACGCGGTCGCGGATTTTCAATGTCATGCCAAGCCGCCGCCAGATGGTTCGGTAGCCGTATTGCCCGACGCGGCCCATCGACTTCCAATGCTCGTTTGACCACGTATGGCCACCGTCATCCGACCAGCGCAGCATGACCTGCGGATTGACGCCCGGAGCCAGAGGCGCGCTTTGCGTTACTATGTAATCGCCATTCTCGGTCAACAGCCACTCACCTAACTCAGTAGTCAGATGTTGGCCGTCCAGATATTGATAGTCGTCGCCGGTAAGACCTACACCCGCCTCGCAGTCAAGTTGCAGACTATGTTGCGTCGTGCGCTTCAGATCATTCTGGCCCGTAGGCAGCGCGCGCCACGACCGCAGCCACTTCTGGATAGAGCCCGCTTCGGTATAAACTGTTGAATCATAAGCAAACAACCCGCCGCCGACGTAATCGCCGATGACGATTTCGTTGTTGTAGTTCATCTGGCAGTTGCCGCGATGGCGCGTGAAGTTGTTGTTTTCCCACCCGGCGCGCTCATGCCAGACGCCGGTCGCCACGTCATAGACCCACGTCGTATTGGCGGTCGGAAAATTCAGCACGTAGAAGCTGTGGCCGTCCTGCTGGTAGGTGTAGGCCACGGCGTCGTTAAGCGTGGTGTATTGCTGTATCTGCCACTCGACCGCGTGCGTCGAGACGCGCTCGCCCGAGTAACCTTTGGACCTGTAGACGATACCGTTACCGCGCGCGTCGCGCCCGAGCCAGAACAGACCATTGTCGAGTTTGGCGACCGAATAGGCGGCGAGGCAACCTATTTCATTAAACGCGCCTTGGATGCGCGCGAGCGGAAAGTCAGGTGTGCCGGCGTTATACCAGACTTCGACGGTGTTGACGCCAAA